CGTCAGGCTACTCGCCGTCACGCCACTCGCCAGCGTGGCACCCGTCAACGTGCCCGCTGCTGCCGTCACGGTGATATTGGCCGTGCCGTCAAAGCTGGTGCCGTTGATCGTGCGAGCGGTTTGGAGTGCCGTCGCCGTGGCCGCATTGCCCGTGGTCGAGCCACTGCTGCCCGTCACGCTGCCCGTAATCGGCGCAGTCACGGTCAACCCTGCCAACGTGCCCACGCTGGTCAGCGACGAGGCCAGCACGTTGCTTGCCAAGGTCGCCCCCGTCAACGTGCCAGCGGCAGCGGTCACCGTGATCGCGGCGGTGCCATCGAAGTTCGTGCCATTGATCGCCCGTGCCGTCTGCAAGGCGGTCGCGGTGGCGGCGTTGCCCGTCGTGCTGCCAGAGCTACCCGTGACGCTGCCGACAATCGGATTGGTGACAGTCAACCCCGTCAGGGTGCCCACACTCGTCAAGCTCGATGCGGTGACACCAGATGCCAACGTTGCGCCAGACAGCGTACCCGCTGCCGCCGTCACCGTAATCGGCGCGGTCCCGTCAAACGTGACGCCGTTAATCGCTCGGCCCGTCTGCAATGCCGTGGCCGTCGCGGCGTTGCCCGTTGTGCTGCCACTTGAGCCGGTCACCGATCCCGTAATGGGAGCCGTGACGGTCAGCGCCGCCAGCGTGCCGACACTCGTCAAGCTGCTGGCCGTCACCCCGCTCGCTAACGTGGCCCCCGTTAAGGTGCCTGCCGCAGCCGTGACCGTCACGTTCGCCGTGCCGTCGAAGCTAGTCCCGTTAATCGTCCGCGCTGTCTGTAACGCCGTGGCGGTCGCCGCATTCCCGGTCGTACTCCCGCTGCTGCCCGTAACGGACCCCGTGATAGGTGCCGTGACGGTCAGGCCCGCTAGCGTCCCCACACTCGTCAGACTTGACGCTAAGACGTTGCTCGCCAGCGTTGCGCCGGTCAGCGTCCCAGCGGCGGCAGTGACGGTGATCGCCGCCGTGCCGTCAAAGTTCACGCCGTTAATGGCCCGTGCTGTTTGGAGTGCGGTGGCGGTACTGGCATTGCCCGTGACTGCCCCGACCACACCACCCGTAGCGGTAAGGACACCCGTCACACCAAGGGTGCCCGTGATGCTGACGTTGCCTGCCACGGTGCCACCGGCAGACGGCAAGTAGGCAATCTCACTCCATGCCGACCCCGTATCAAACCAGAGTTTGACGGCACCGGAGTCGGTGGTCATCCACTTGCGGCCTACGGTTCCTGCCGCAGGACGAGCGGCGAGGAGGGACGACTGCACATGAATATCGGGGTCGCTATCGTGGTCAACGTAGGCTCCCCGTGTGCTATTGTCGTTCGCCACGACCACCGTGGCATTGAGCGGGTCGCCGTTGACCGGACTGGTAAAAGCAGCAACGCCATGTTGCCCAACTGTTTGTGCCACTAGCGCCTCCCAAGGGCAAAAGTTTCTAGCTGAAAACGACCAAAGACGGGAGCAGCCGTGCCAGAATCAACGATTGATACGTCAATGTAGTACCCTGTCCCGTTCATCTGCACGCGATAGTTTCGACTGCTTCCCCCACCCCACAACCCCGTGCCCCAATACCCAGACCCCCATGTGCCAGCCGAGGAAAAGGTGACGGGGAGGGTAAACGAGCCGGTATCTGTTTCGGTGATCCATTTCAGCGTGGTGGACAACGACCCGTTGAGCGAGGCCGTGATGTAGCCAAAGCGGAGGGACTTGGCTAACGCCTCATCCCCGCAATACATCCGATGCATCTGCACCGTCATCGTGTAGGACGTGCCACCCGTGCCAACAGACAGTTGGTTATCAACAAACACTCCGGTTTCATCGCAGGTGGTCACATACCCGCTGGAATCTCCCCGAAGAATGGCCGGTAGCCCATCGGCATCAATGCTGTCAAACAGGGTGGTGGTCGCTGGCGACAAGAACCCAGAATCCCACGGGCCAGACCATGCCTGAAGCACCGTGTGGTAGACGTACACGCCATACAGCGGCACGTTGATCCACAACTCGCGGGTGGCGCGGTTGAAGGTTGCGCTAATGTTAGCGACTTGCGCCGAGGTGAAGTTGCGAATGACGGGCAAGAGCGGGTCAGGCGTTTCTACGGTTCCCACGGGGATGACTTCCGACTCGTTGCACTTGTACAGCCCCCGCTCAGACACGAAGAACCCGAGATTGCCAATGCTGGTAATGGATCGTGGGGCAATCGTGCCAACGTCTGCGGTCAACCCTTGCGGGGCGACGGTGATGTCGTCCTGGCCGTAGCCTGTTAACCGGCTAATCCCGCGACGGTGAAAGATCAGCAGCGAGGTGTTGACCGACGCAAGACCCACCACCGTTTCATCAGAGAAGGTGCGGACAATGATCTGCCCCCCACCCAATGCGCCGTTGGCAAACGTGTCGCCGTTGTTCAGCGCCGAATAGAAAATAGAGTCGGGGAACGCGGCGTTCCCGCATCCCCACAACCGCTGGTTATGGACGGCAAGGGTCTGCACATCAAGCGTGCCCACAATGTTGGTGGTCAGCGTGGTGCCATTCCACACGTTCAGCAACCCGCCGTCCGCGATGTAGACCACATCGTTCGTGCCGTCGCGGAACTGCACAAACGAGGGCGTGACTGACGTGGAGAGGGCACCCGTCTGGGCGGTCCATGTCCACGGGTAGGTCGCCAAATAGCTAGACGTATGCAGCAACCCGTTGCAGACAATCATCAACTGTTGCGTCCCACCATCCTGCCGCCATGTGTACCCATTCAGGACATTGGCGGCGGCAATGGGAGAGGCGGTGGTCCGCTTGGTCCCACCCCGCTTCGTCACCGCGCCATAGTCGGTCAGGCGAGCGTTTTCCGCCCGCCGCATCTGATTGGGCAGCACGCTCGCGTCGTCCGACACGCTATTCAGCCCCCCGTCAAACTTGGGCTGCTGGTCTACCACCTTCTCACGGCCTGCCATTAACCGCCACCCCACGCATACTTCTGGTCGGGGTAGGCCATCAACGTCGGGTTGATCGTCATGCGTCGGATGTCATCAAGGAGCGACTTGCGGTTGTCGTCGGCCATCGCTTTGAGGTTGGCCGCTGCCGCCGCTTCCGTGCCGCCCTTGAGCAGCAACAACGCCGCTGCCTGCCACACCAACACCAGATGCGAGTTGTCCGGGTAGTCGATAATACTGGCGTCACCCGCCAGATCGGAGATGGCCGTCGGTTTGTAGTTTACGCCCACATACAGCGCCACACTTGCGGCCACCGGCAAAATCTGCACTGACTGTCCCGCGATGTAATACAGGCGGGGGTAGGTCGGGAGATAGTTGGTCGTGGTCGCCAGCGGCACATCTTGGAACCGCGTCTGCCCGTACAGGGCGTTGCCGTCGCTGACGGACATGATGCGGTAAAAGTTCTGTTCCGTATCGCCAGACCCGCTGCTTAACGTGGTAAACGCAAACTGGCCGCTGGCATCCGTGGTGGTCTGACGGATGGCAAACCGATAGTACGGCGCAGCGTTGAGGATGTTCGACCATTCGCCGTCAAAGACGTTGTTCAAGACGAGCTTGATCGTAGCGTCTGACCATCGGGTCGAACCAACCGCATCCATGTACTCGCGGGTATCTGCCACTAACTGGCCGAGGGTGACGGTTGCCATGACTCTCCTTAGCTGACTTTACGAGGGCGTCCACGGCCACGCCGCACGGTAGACGGATCGGCACTATCCAGCACTTCTCCAAGGGCACTGTCCATCGCCGCAGACATCATCCCCGTGTTGTAGTTCTCCACGGAGTCGGACAACCGCTGAATGTCCTCACGCGGGAAGGTGCGGATCATCTTGCTTAAATATGACGGGGCTTCGTCGGGGCTACATCCTAACGGCAAATAGCCAATGATGTCATAGGCCATTCGCACGTCGTAGCTCTCGCGCTGCACCCACTCCCATCGGCGGTCTTCGGGTTGCCACTCCATGCACACAGACCATGTTGGCACGCCTGTGTCCATCAGCCGCAACTTCAGTCCGCTATGCACCTC